GGAAACGAAAGAACTAGCCTAACAGGCTAGGATCGTCGCCCATGGCGACCGTCCGAAAAAGGAAAGCAAAGGCTCTCCTAAAGCCGTACAGCTAGACCGGCCCTTAATAGGGCCGGGCCCACCTACGTTTGATGTCGACGACGTAGGGGCGTCCAGAACGCTCCAAGTGGTCCTCATCGGCGATTGGCAAATCACCGCGCAGCAAGAACCACTTGTTCAAAGCATAGTGATCGTCCAGCTTATTAACTGGAATCTCACCATGTTCCACATAGCCCTTGACAAGGGGCTGTTGGAAGCGACCTCCCACTCTTTGGGTTTCATACCCTAGGAATGAGTGTCGCCCGAGAACGGCTGCGAACTCACCTACCACCGGGAAATCCTTAAGGATCCCCGAAAGAAAGGAGTCCAACCACTTCACGGTATGCCATCTACCAGCTCGGTAGAACTGGTTTCTGGAACTAACCCACGAAATGAGTTGCCGGGCGTCCTTCAGTTGGGAAGGGGCCATCTGACGCATGCGGACAATACTAACATCCTCACCGTCATAATATTCCTTTCCGCACGACTCTCTGAACTTTCCAGTCCAGAAAGACTTGCTGGAATTGACCTTTGAGCCAAAAAGCTCTAGGGTCTCCACAACTGAACGCACGTGTTCTACAGGAACGATAATATCGTCCCCAAAAACGCGCACCTTACCCACATAGGACTTAATGTCTTTGTAGGTAAGCGGGCGATTGAGATCCTTCTCTATCCCCATAAAAACCAAGGTGATAAACACCATAGCCTCTACAGGAAAGGAAAGAGCTGAACCCATAGACGCGAACTTGGCTAGAGGAATTACCCCATGACCAGGTACTTGAGCCTTCCGTGAGCGGCAAGCATCCACAGCCTCAAAGAGGCTTGGCGTGAATGCCAACAACTCACGTACATGTTCAAAAGAGACACGATCGGAAGCTTCGCTAAGGTCTAGCGTAGCCAGCTCACCAGAAGATGAGCCTTTACACGCCAGGAGCTGATTAGGCTCCTGATGTATAAAGCCGATAAAAGACGAGAGGATGTCATCCCTCTCGACTTCTTCGTAAATCACTGCCTTGAGGCTTTGTTGTGCATACATCATGCACGTAGGCTCCGCAGCAATGATACGAGGTGTCTTTTGCGTTTTAGGGACCGAAATCACCTTAACAGGGATCTCGGCCTCAGGTTCGACGAAATCAACGTCTTCCAACCTATCGTAATACGACAAGTTGGGTAGGAGAAAGTCCGCCGAAGGGAAGACCTTCTCCAGACGCACAGTCCAGTTCATGTGAGACCACTTACGGTTACCTTTAAGACCGTCAGCAGTACCACCTGGACCATGATTGGGCATCAACATATGGCAATCTCGACTCTTAATGTCGACACGCCTCAGCATCCTACCCAACACAACATTCGACACGCGCCGGAAATCCCGACGCATCTCAGGTGTGAACCTAAGATCGAAGTTGCTGACTTCGTTCTCACACTCAACATACCCAGCAATGGCGGCGCGTTCCCGGGCCTCATTAGAGACTAGGAACAACTTGCCGTATAACAATGTCAGTTGTCGTACGGCCTGAATTGCCTCCACGTTAGGGTAGTCGAGCAATCGACCACTCTTTGAGTCAAAAATTTGACTGAGGAAACCCGATAGGAATACCGGGAGACCAGACTTCCAGGCAAAGCCTTGGAAGCCCAGTCGGTCAACACAGCCTAAGTCGAGACTTCTCTCGAAGTCCTTCCCAAACTGCGGAAGGGTTATCGTCATAAACGAGAACCCTTCATGTTTGACTCTCCGCGCGACTCTTTGTGAGTCGCGGGTGGTGCTAGTGCGACATCCCCTGGCCAAATCTTCGGCCAGGGTGTACCAGAGCAACATTAGGCTTTTCAATCGTCCTCCTAACGGGGGTAGCGATGTCCATAGCCAATGTTGGGCCTGCTTCCATGCATCACCCCTTCCAAAAAGAGGGGGAGTGGCGACTAAAACATATAGCCACTACATGGATACCATCCTCGATAGCGCCCGGGTTAGTGCTCCCCGCCCAGCAGTTTGTGGACGAGGAGATCGGACGTCGCGGTGACCTGGTTGATAAAGCCAGCGTACACCTCGAATGCTTCGGTCAGCGTATACCCGAACAACGGCGTGTCGAAGACCATGTAAACTGACATGGACCTCTGGACGTTCGTGTCCGGAGCGAAGACGTCGGCAGCGATCTTGGTATGGTCGAGCCGGATGACCCGTCGGTACCGCTTCCCCTTTGCAGAGGAGGCGGACAACGAGACCAGGCCGGAACTGTCGGTGTACGTCGACTCACTCCCGAGGGATTCAACCCTCGGAAGCGAGTACGTCGTCGCATCGATGGTCACGGTCTGCGGATCGGCAAACGACATAGGCATTGCTCCTTTATGGTGTTTTGGATGCTAGTGCAAACTAGCGGTTACCCTTAGTAAGACCAAGGGCTCCCAGTATGGAGGTTTGGAACAGCGACAAGCCGTCCCAGCTAACTCCAAAACCGTAAGGGTTTGCTGCTGATCTCACCTTAGTTTCAACAACTGCGGTTAGATCGGGCACTTCGATAGGATCACCAAGAGAATCGGTGACACCACGAAGACTAAAGGTACGTGTTACGATGGTATGTTCCATCATGTACCCATAGAGCAAAACAAGGCCGTCTTCATGAAAAGCGCTCCAGTTAGAGATAACATCTCCCATATTGGAGAACCAGTCAACGGCCCAGCTCCACGGTGTTACTTGCCAAAGTACTGATGGCGTGATCTCAAG